ATAAAGCACTTTTTATACTATCTTGACAAAACTGTTCATTCGTAACAAATCCATTACCATCTAATGTTAAAGCAACATTATCAGCATATACTGTGCCAATCTCTTCACATTCATGCCCTGCCAAGGCGATCAAAGTATGTAAGTATTTCTGATCGTCTGTAATAGAACGATAGAAGATAACGCCACCGACACGCTGTTGACCATAGATGATTGCATGATCGGATGCAGGAGAAACGGCATTGACGTTTGTTCCATATCCCTTTTGGGCTGCTGCTATCGATGCTGCTGCTGATCTTGCTTTGGCTAGTGATTTTTTAGTAAGTGCGTTCATCGCATATGCTGTTGCTGCGGTATATGCGATGCTTCCGATTGTAATTCCACCGACTACAGTTGTCGCTGCTACTGCCGAAACCGCTCCGGCTACCGCTGTTGCTCCGGCAACTACTGCCGCACCTCCGGCTACAACTGCACCGCCGATTGCTGTTGCTGCGGCTCCAACTGCGGCTATTACTGGTGGCATCTAATCAACACTCCAGAACAAATCATTTTCATCTAACGTCCATAATATCATTCCATCATCACATAGGAAAGCACCTAGATCGCTAACGACTACTCCTAATGCGACAGGCAAAACACCAATCGTCTGGTCGACAGGCCGACCAACAATAGAACCTCTTGGTGGAAACCTACCCTTAAATCTCTCTAATCTATCGTCAAGCATATCTACAACGGTATCATATTCTAAGTGCATTAATTTACGCCTATAATGCAAAAGAGCAGATTTAGGAGTGGTGTAATTACCCAAACAATCATCTGCGAAACCCTGACCACGCATAATTTCAACTGACTTATTTATAAACGTAAAGCAATCATGTTCACCCCAAACAAAAGGATAGTCTCGTAAGCTGTTAACATATTCAGCTAACTTAATATCCCAATTTGGAACACGCATCAGCCACCCCATTGCAACCGCAAATTCTGTAGGCTTTCCACAAAATCAAAAGCCAAATCGCCCGAATGTCTTTGTTTCTGGTTTTCAGCCGTATACCTTCTGCTTCTAGGTCTTTCGAGGTCAATCAATCTACTTTCAACAGAAGTCGTAATCGTTGAGGTTTCTGCCCCTTCGTTGATTGTCATTTGATCCATATAGCCACAGAATATTTCCACGGTATCAGGTGAAGCATCTGGACTAGCCCAACTTGTCATAAAGCCTAGATAGAGTTTGCACTCTCTGCCCTGATAAGGAGTATTTAACGCATAAGTCAAAAGATCTGATGGAATACCGCTTAAAGTTAAGGTCATGCCTTTTGCACTAATGTCCTCACTTTCTTGAACTTCTGATATTTGCAGCAAGTTCCCAACGCCAGTATAAGTGTTGCTGTTAAGTGTAATCTCGTTAAGCCCTGTCCAAGCATAGATCGGGGTAGTATCAAATAATAAATCTACTGCATAAAATGGATATACTTCTGCATCGTCTAATTTGCTTACAATACTGGATGCAATAGTTCTCCCCATTAGATCGCCTCAACGCCACCGAAAGTTATACCATAAAGAGCAGTCTCTCTAATACTCCAGTTCTGTATATTACTAGCCAATCGAAAGCGTCCGACTGTGTTACTTAGAGTAACAGAAGCGTTATCAGATGGAGCAGTTCTTATATAAGGCCATAAATCCAATGAAACCTGACCTGATCCATTACTATCAACGTCAGCTAAAACTTTATGCAATGTAGCACTTCCTGCTGTTCCTAGCTGAATATAATCCCCTGCTTTGAGCCATCCTGTTTGCGAAGCAGTGCAGCCATCAATATTTAAAGTTCCTCCTATTTGACTAGCTCCGTTTACGAGTGGAGTGCCTCCTGCTGAACCTCTAGGACTAGCACCAACTGGATCGCCAAGCGTAAAAGTTCCTAGCTGACCTCGTAAGCTAATTAAAAAAGCAACCCATTGCTCTGCGTCTGATCTATTCATAGCAGGAAGTGTAACATCTACTTCCCATCTTTGCCCTGAGTGTGCCACTGCCTGTTGTGCATATGTAAAAGGCGATTGAGTCAGTCCAACAGTATTAACTGCTCGAAGCGTTATATTTCTGATACCTGTGTGCGATGGAAGTGTTAAAGGATAAGTTATAGCCATTTAGAACGCATTGGCAAAGCTGCCACCCCTTCTCCGAGCATCCAAGACAGCCGCCTTACTTACTTCGGCAATCTGTGGAAGCATTGTTTGTATTTCGTTTCTGACGGTTTGCTGAACTCCAGTGCTTACATTGATATTTTGATTAATTATGACCTCACCACCAGAGTTTCCTCTTGAGTGATCGATAACGGTTTCATTTGGGTGTAGCATAGCCATAAAGCCACCGCGACCATCTAATCCACCTGTTCGAGGGCCGTTTCCTGTGTATCCACCGCCATCAAATGAAGTCGGTCTTATTGGTGGTGGGCCTGTGAATGAACCACCGCCACCCAAACCGCCAAACATAGCAGGATCGGCAATGAAACTAGATATAAAACCAGTAATCCTTTTGACGACAAATATGCGATAAAGCTCTGCTATTATAGTTGCTGCCATTGTTCGGAAAGCGTCTTTGACTGATGCTGTGCCAGTAACAGCGTCCATAAAAGCTCGCTCGAATGAATTGCCAACCATATCAGCAGCATCTTGTAGAGGCTTCATCATCATCCGAGTTGTTTTAAGTTGCCTTTCAAATTCTCTCGTTAGGAATCTTGTGCTTTCGAGAGCTTCTTTATTTTGCTCTTTTAAAGCCTCACTCCTTTCTTTTTCTTCCTTTTTAATAGTTACAACAGTGTCTCTTGTAAGAGCCATAATTTCACGATGGAGACCGCTTTTATCTAAAATCTCGTCAAGCTCCTTAAGAAACTCTTTAGCCTCTGGCCCCATCTTATCAAGTTCATTTCTTACTTCAGCAAAGTTCTCAGCGAGATCTCTTGTGCTTCTAACTCCTCGAAAAGCGTCAATTACTAAGTCGCCTATTGCATCGTTTCTTTTGATAATTTCTGTAGCTTCAGCCACTTCCATCATTGCATTATTTAAATCAGCTAGATTTCTTTCTTCTTCGTCTAATTTAAAAGTATCTTTGATTTCTTGTCTTAACTCTTTGACTCTTTCTCTCAATTCATTTTCTTGGATAAGAATAGGAGTTAAAAATCCTGCTAATTCTTTTTGCAATCCTCTTTGAATTTCTTCTTGAGCCGCTCGCCTCATAGAGTCGATATATATAAAAACAGCTTCATTAGCCTTTCGAAATGGCTCTGCAAACTCTTCGTCTATGAGTGTATTAAGACCTCTAAACCTAGTTATGGCATCGGATACCCGATCAAAATTGTCTCCAAGATCTTCTGTCTCTTTATTCATAGAAGTAAAAACAGCTAAAATAGGAAAACCAATCGCAGCAATAACACCGAGGATAGGAGCAACAATACCAACTGCTCCACCAAGTAACGCAAAGCCTCCTGCGATTTGAGGTAACTGCATACCAAGAACTCGGAACATATTAGTTCCCATCGAAGCCTGAACCGCGATGTCTCCTAACTGGTTTGCAGTGTTTTGGAATATAAATGTTTGTCTGCCTGATAATCCTCGACTAGTTCGAGCAACGCTTGTACCCATCTGCTCAACAGCGCTGTCGGCTTGCATTGCTGACGTTTTAACTTGATCGGTAGCTCGTTTAAAATCTTTAGCGCCCTTCTGAGCGCCTCTGGCATCGATATTAAGACTTAATGTTGTCATAATAATTACGCTCCGTAATATCTAAGGCCATCATGCAACGAGCAAAACTTTGGCGTTCAATAGGATCATCAAGACCAATATGAGAGCAATATGACATAATTTCACTGAACGGTATAGGGGAAAAGCCAGAATACCCTATTTGTCGTCCTTGTCTCAAATCGTTATATCCAATCCAATACATCATGTTTTGAGGAATAGGCTTGTCTCTGATCTCTATTGCGCCCTTTGCCATCAAGTAAGTCTCATCTCTTTCAGAGTACTTAAAAGACCATTGGAGCGCCTCGATTAGTTTTTTACCGTTTCCTCTTCTACTTCCTGTCTAAAATTACCTAACTCATCAACGTACTTCGCCCAATCCATAAAAAACTTTGATAGTTCGTTTATTTTAGCATCGGCAAGCGCCAGAAAATGCGCCTTATCGCATATCATCTTAGTGCCATCGTTTTGTATATTAGTCTCCCACGAAACGACACAGGTATCGTATAGAGCTTCAAATAACTTCTTGCCAACTTCCTTTTCTGATTCCGATTTAAACTTTGTATATTTATCCTCATCGTCCATCATTTTTGACGCTTTGAGGGCTTGCATTTCCTGATATAAGACCACCTGTTCACGCTTGACCGTCAAATCAGGGTTTGCCCAACCTCCTGCTCTACATTTGATTGAGATATATGTTTTTCCTTTATCAGCTAGAAAGTCCATATCTGGTGAAAAATTACTCTCAAAAACCATATCTGATAATTGAGGTTTCTTTAGTTTAAGCATCGGTGTCTCCTTTGTCGGTTTTGTGTGGGGCAGGAATACCGACAACCCACCCCACTATAGACGTCTATTCTTGTGTTTTCTTAGCCTTGGATTCCTTGGCTAGTTCGGGCTTGTCGGCTAAACCCAACTCTTTGACAGTCTTAGCGTCAATTTTATCGCCAACGTAAAAAGTTTTCTCTTTACCATCGACTGTTGCGTAAAATTTACGAACTGCAATCATGAGACTGCTCTCGTTAGTTTTACTGACGCATCTTCTGTAGCTTCGTCATACATTGCTCGGATAGTAACGTCCTGCATTGCATTAGTGCCAGTGAAGTCGATATTAGATCCAGTAAACTTGCACTTAGGAAATAAGAGGGTGTATTTTTTGCCCGATACTGATCCGAGCGGAAAAGTAACTGCAAAGAGCGAGTGATTTGTATCTCTTGCTGCGTTGTATAAAGATGCAAAGTTGCTATCGACATAAACTCTCGCAGTTATCTCAGGAAGCAAAGCCCCTTTTGTGATGCCATCCTTAGTAAAAGAGCTTCCTAGCACTGTCTGCGCTTCTCTGCCCTCGTAGTTAAAGTTAATCGTAGCACTCTCGAAAGCGTCTAGTGTGTACCCTGCAAATGCTATCGTTCCGACATCAACACCAGATGTTAAAGGCGCTCTTTCGGTTTGATCTGTATATGATGAGCTACCGATTGCTGATGTAGTCGTATCAAGCGAACCCATGCCAGTTAAATCAAATGAAAACCCTATCTCTGCATTAGAGGCAAGTGTTAATGATCCACTAGAAGCCTCAACACCAGTGTAACGCATCATTGTAAGCGTACCGCCAACTCCTGCGGATATTGCGTTCTCTACAGTAACCGATTTCGTTGTCTTTGCGCTTTTTAATACGTTTGTTGAGTAAGCTCCCTGAAGTAAACTTTCAAAAAACGTGTCGTAAGCTCCATAAACTAACGTGCCTGACATATTTCCAGTGACGTCAATTCCTGCGATAGCCGTTTCTACAGCTTCGCCTTTTGCTGCGAGTGATCGATGCTCTATTACATTTGGAGCAGCAGTCATATTTATGGGTACATCGCTCGTTGTGAACGATGGAGATGAGGGAGTTGTCCCTGCTGTAGCTTCAGCCACAAACGCACTCCGTAGCTGATTTGATGCAATGCCAGTCATGTTGTGGCCTCCTTATTTAAACTCATATCGCACGAAAGGCGCGACAAATGTTGCAATATGAAATGGTATATCAGAAACCTCGCCAGATATATAGGGGTGCTGTTGATCTGGTGAAAATCTGATAAATTCGTTTGTAGTCGCTGCTGCACCCGTATTATCAATCCTTTTATCAAAGAAAATACCGTCTAATGTTTCTGCGTAACCTCTCCAAGTCGCAGACCCTTTTCCGTTTTCAGTAAAGATCTGAATAGTTACAATGCCACTATAATCTATTCTGTTCGTGTTTGCACCTATAGATCCTTGCAGAGTTAAACCATTTTCTATTGAAACTCGAATACTATTAAAAGAAGGGCTGAACTCATGCCCATCGAAACCTATAGGAGTCGTGCCTGACCATTGAGTATTTAAATATGTCTCAATCGCTCTGCGCTCTAGTGCATAAGTCATATCAATACGTTCCTATATTTGGTTCGCATCTCGGCTAAAGTTAATGCAACCATACCTTTCGGAGCTTGCTTAGACCACCCATTTTCTAGCCTATTTGCATAAGGCAGATTATTCTGAATGATAATAGATCGATCTTTCTTATATTCGAAAGTCTCGATTGTTTGTGTGCCGCGAGTAATAGATGATGTTCCTGTTTTATCAACTGTATTAACTTTTGCAGAGTTCATTCTGTTCTTGCTGACGATCCAGTTACCTCTAAATCTACCAGTATCAACAGGTGACTTTTTAACGATACCTCGCAAACTATCCATTGCAATCAATGAGATAACGTCCTCGATCTTTTCATCCGTATCGACTAGCTCTTTGTTTAGCTTGATCTCAAAATTCTTATAACTCATTTCTGCAACACCACTCCATATTGAACAGAGTTAGATCCGACAATTTTTTGCGCTGCTTTTACCTCATAATCAATCGAAGAAATAGTTAGCTTGTATCCCTCTTTAATAATCTCAGTAAAACCCTCGAACAAAACTAGCTGACGATTTGATCCGATAATAGCATCAGGAAATATATCTCTGGCAGGAGTATCGGTATCAAATAGCGCTCTGCCTGTCAGAGTTGTTGTTGTTACTGGATAAGTACCAGTTGAAGGATCATAAGTTCCCTGCGTTTCGTAAGTCACTGTCGCATCAAAAATAACGTCCGTTACCGCTAAATCAACGGCATCGAAGGCTGCATCTGCGATTGCTGTGACTGTTGTACTCATCCACGCACCATTTTAAGTTGAGCGCCACCGTAAATCGTATATGGCGAAAGTAATCCCTCAATCGCTACAAACCGAGGAGTTTCTCTAAAGTTAGTAAACTCGACTTCTGTTTCTACTGGCCCTGCTTTGTTCTTCTCTCGAACCTTCGCGCCACCCTCAACCGTAGCAAATACGTTTGTTCCCTGATGAATAATATAGGCTAATTCTGCTTGAGCGTCTTTTATATCCTGTGGAACAAAATCGGGATCGATAGGGAAATCTTTTACGAGATAAATACCTGTCAAACGAGGCCACGCCATTGCTTGAAAGCGATGCTGTTGCTCTCCGACAAAAGTATAACTTCTGTTTATGTAGTCAGCAGCTTGTACTAGTTGAGCCTCTTTTGCGGCTGTCGCGCCAGAGATTGTTACATTTCTTTCTGTCCAGAAAGCCTCGTATTCAGCCACAGTGATATAGCTATTTGCTGACGCACTGCCTACTGTAGTCACTATCGCCATGTCTTAACCTTTCTTAGTAGACGCTTTCTTTTTAGCGGCCTTCTTAGGAGCTTTGCCAGATTCATATGCCTCATTCACATCAGGCGTTGATGGATCATCTGCTATAAGTTGACCCTTTTTGTTCCTCGCTCTTTTAGGTTCTCCCTCAAAGCGTTCGTGTTTCTTGCTGTCAAAATCTGCCTCGTTGACTAGCGCCCATCCATCTTTTGAGCCTTCGTGTTTTATTTTAATAAGATTCATTTTATCACCATTTAACCTTTGCAGCCCAAAAAGCCGCACTCATTCGACCTTTCTGGATATTCTTTCTATGTCTAGCTAAGAAAGACTTTCTCCTAGCTTTCTGTTCAGCGGTTCGAGGGTTTTTTCCTGCGCCTCTTACACCCTGCTGACCAAATCTAATTGTTTTAACCTTATCACCGACCTTCGCTAAAACAACATGGCTTTTTGTCGGATGACTTGGCGTTCTCTTTGGCTTGTTATATCCTGCGACACCTAACCTTTTTATTCTAGGATCTCGCTTGCTCATCTTAGCCGCCTTAATGCTCTGCGTTCAGCCTTTGTATATTTAGCCGATTGCTTGCCTGACTTGGTAGCTTTATTCTTTGCTCTTGATCCTGCCGCCTTCTGTGCAGGAGTTAAGCTATCTCTTACAGCCTTTGGTAAGTAACGACTCTTTTTCTTCTTGCCTGTGTAATCCCACTTCTCACCCGTCCATTTTCTCAGCGATATTTGCGACTTCTTGAGAGCCATCTATCTGTACCCTCCTCCTGCTGCTTTATACCGCCGAGCCAACATTTGAGCTTTCCTAGCACTCCATTGTCCTGCGCGACCGCCTTTTGATCCACGTTTGATAGCGTAAAACATTTGTTTCCGCATTTTGGGCTTTGTATAGTTCCCTGCTGCGTTAACAGTTGATTTACGTTTCTTGGAGCGTCCTCTAGGCACTATTTTCTCTTTCTAGCCTTCTTCTTGGCTGTCATGCTTAACTGTGCAAAGTGATATAAGCGTTTGCTTGTTTTGCCATGCGTCTTGCCAGAATGGATCTGACCGTTTGGCATCCTGTGAGTGTTGCCCTTAAAGACAGTTCCATCTCGCAAGTAATGCTTAACGCCTTTTGCCATTACTTTTTTTTACCACCCTTTTTCTTTGGTGGACGACCTTTTTTAGTTCCGTAAGTACCCATTCCTTTTGGCATATCAATCTCCTTAAAAGTAAAAAAGAAAAGGGGCTTTCGCCCCTAATCTATTAGCCCATAAGAACCGCGATTGCGTCTGAGTTCCATGCTTTTACGCCCCAGACTGCACCAACTTGGATCATTGCTTTGTTGAAGCCTTTATAAACAGCAACCTCAAAGACCATTCCAGTTTGTGGATCTTGAACGACCATGATGTCCTCGGCAGCATCGCCACCTGTTGGTTTAGCAGGCGCTCTCATTGCAAGCTCCATTCCTGCTTGGTGCATCATTACGTTTGCAGTGTAGTTATTGCCTACTGTGATAGCTGCGTTATCTGCAACTGCCACTCTTAGACCAGTATCACCTACAACCAAGTTACCGCCTGCGAGAGCAGTATTTACAACATAAGCGTTTGTATCGCCTGCGATTGTAATTACATCTCCTGCAACGATTGTACCTGAACCACCATCAGCAGGGATCGTAGTGTCACCGATTGCTGCTGAAGCATTGTTGACAAGGTAAGATGTACCTGTGCCTTTGGTGTGGCTCTGTACTTGGCTACTTTCTTTTAGTGAAACACCTTGCAAGTTAAGTAGCTCACCTCTGCGAAGAGGATCATCACTTCCTGCTGTGTTTACTTGAGTAAGTGTTGCTAAGTTACGAAGGTTAACTCCTGCACTTGTGTTTACAACCAAGCT